CTCTCTGTGAAAAGGGGCGAGAAGCTACCAGCATCAAAGGGTGCCGGCCTCACGGCGAAGGGCCGTGCTAAATACAACAGGGCCACAGGCTCTAAGTTGAAGGCTCCGCAACCAGGCGGTGGCAAGAGACGCACGTCTTACTGTGCGCGGTCTAAAGGCCAAATGAAGATGCATGGCATCAATTGTTCAAAGACACCGAAGAAGCGTATTTGCGCTGCGAGGCGGAGATGGAAATGCTAAACGTATTAGTTACTGCCGTACTTGGTTTTGTTGCATGGATTGCTTTGTCTATCGTTGACCTAAAGACAGAGACCGCTGTGATATCCGTTAAGGTAGACGAGAATCACAAAATGTTAACGCCCTTGTGGCAGGATTATTTGAGGAGACAGAGAAATGACAATCTCGCGTGGCTCGATGAGTCAGCAAATCTCAAAGCCGGGGGGCAAGTCAGTGAGTAAGAAGGATGCGTGTTACCACAAAGTTAAACGACGCTATAAAGTCTTCCCGTCGGCGTATGCAAGCGGGGCAATCGCCAAGTGTCGTAAAGTCGGAGCAGCAAACTGGGGCAACAAATCCACCAAAAAAGCAACAGGTGGAACGTACAAGTACCGAACAACAAAAATATACTGATGGTTAGATATGGATCCTGTTACTGCAATCGCCGCTGCCAGTACCGCTTACCAGGCGATTCGCAAAGGATTCGCTATCGGTAAGGAGGTTCAGTCGATGTCGAAAGACATCGGGGACCTCATGAATGCTATTAACAGCGTCAAGGAAGGGCATGAGAAGGCCAAGACCCGTCGCTTTGGAAGTGTAGAAGAAGAGGCATTACAGACTTACGCTGCCAAGAAAAAGGCAGAAAAGATGGAGGCGGAGCTTCGCAACTTCTTGATTGGTAATTACGGACCCGATGCATGGCAGGCGGTTCTGCGGATACAGGCGGACATCAGAAAGCAAAGGCTTTTAGAAAAACAGCAACGGGCACGGCGTATTGAGACGTTGATAGAATGGACACTTATTGGAGTTTCTGTGTTGCTATGCTCTTTCATAGGAATATTTATTATTATCAATGTCGGAGTCGGATAAATGGCAGTCAGAAAAACCAAAGCTGGTGCTTCGCTTAAAAGATGGTTCAAAGAAGAGTGGAAGGACGTTCGCACGGGGAAGGCATGTGGCAGACGCAAAGGTGAAAAACGGGGTACTCCATATTGTCGCCCCAGCAAGAGGGTTTCTTCTAAGACCCCCAAAACCTCCAAAGAGATGACGGCTGCTGAAAAACGTAGTAGAATAGCACAGAAGAAACGGCTGGGCCAGCCCGCTGGCAAGCCACGTCGAGTTAAATCACTGAGAAGGAAGAAGAAGTAATGCACTGTTCTCCAAGAAAAGCCGCCGCAGGCGCAATGATCATGCCTAAAAGAGGCGGTAAGCCTAGTCGCACTCGTTTTGAAATGGGTGGTGGTAACTTCCCTGACGCAGATGGAAGCGGCAGTGTTACTAAGAAAGACGTTCTTATAAAGAGAGGTGTCTTAGACAAGCAGGGCAATGTAATCAAAAAGGGTTACGGCGGCACACATAAGAAGAAGTAGGTGACATGGCAACTTCAGGTTCAACAGACTTCGACCTCGACGTAGCTGAGATAATCGAAGAAGCATATGAGCGGTGTGGGCTTGAAGTTCGCACTGGTTACGATACCAAGACAGCACGTCGTTCTATGAACTTGATGTTTGCTGAGTGGGCAAACCGTGGCTTGAATCTGTGGACTGTCAAGCAGGAAACACAGGCTCTGACACAGGGCACAGCAACATACGCGCTGGATTCTAATTACACTGACATTCTTGAGGTGTCACTGCGTCGGAGCGGCACGGACTATGAACTGAGCCGGATGTCACGCGGTGAGTATCTTGGCCTGCCGAACAAGACCACACAGGGCCGGCCTAGTCAGTATTATTACAATCGTCAGTCTACTCCTGAGATCACTTTGTGGGCCACGCCTGAGAACTCAACAGACACACTTGTGTATTATTATGTAAAGCGCATTGAAGACGTTGACACGTTGGCGAACACAACTGACGCACCGTTTCGGTTTCTGCCGTGTATAGTGGCAGGGCTGGCATATTACATAGCTATGAAGAAGGCCCCGGATCGGGTGCAACTTTTGAAGGCTGTTTATGAAGAAGAGTTCCAACGCGCAGCGGACGAGGACGAAGATAGAGTACCACTGAAGTTACAGCCTAGTATTTCTTATCTTCGGGTGAACTAATGGCGAGATACGCATCTGGGAAAAACGCATGGGGATACTCAGATCGCTCTGGCTTTCGTTATCGTCTTTCTGAAATGAAAACAGAATGGAACGGGGCCAAAGTTGGTCCCGATGAGTTTGAGCCAAAGCATGAGCAGCTTGAACCAATCACTCCAGGTCCCGACCCTCAAGCACTTTATGACCCACGACCAGACCAGCGTACAGAGGTAGCGATTGCCACATTGCTGCCTTTAAATGCGTTTCTGTCTGGTTCAGCCGGATCTGCTGTAATCACGGTGATAGAGCCTTCTCATGGACGTTCTACGTCAGATGTAGTAAGATTCCGCAAAGTGGAGGCGTTTGATGGTTTTACAGAAGCTGTTCTTGAAAGTTCGTCAGGGTATTCGATTACTGTTGTCAATACGGATACATATACATTTACAGCGTCCAGCGGAACGGCAACAACAGGTAGTACACGAGGCGGCGGTCAAAATGCGACTGCGGGGCCAGTGACTTTGCAGAAGTAGGAGATGTAGGTGTCCTTTACATACGCAGAATTAAAGCAAGCTATACAGGACTTCTCCGAGAACACAGAGACATCCTTCGTAACAAACCTGCCTGTGTTCATTCGCGGCGCGGAAGATCGCATATTTACGCTTGTTGACCTTGAACTGTTTCGTAAGAACGCGACAGCTACCCTGACACAAGGGGATCCGTACTTAACTGTGCCGTCTGACTATCTTGCTCCCTTTTCTATTCAGATCACAACATCCGGCAGTGAAGACTTCTTACTTCACAAGGATGTGAACTATGTTCAACAATATCACATCGACGTTGGTGCCAACGCCGCTCCGAAGTATTACTCAATCTATGATGTTGATAACTTCATCTTAGGCCCGACACCAGACCAAGCCTATACTGTTGAACTTCATTACTATTACAGACCCGCCAGCATCACAGCAGGTGCGGACGGTGCTTATTCATGGTTGAGCGAGAACGCCCCTAACGCTCTTCTTTACGGCTCACTTGTGGAAGCGTATACTTACATGAAAGGTGAGGCCGACATGATGCAACTGTACGAACAGCGGTTCGCACAGGAGCTTCAGCGTTTGAAAGACTTGGCAGAAGCCAGAGAAAACTCAGACGCATATCGCAGGGGATTACCTGATAGGCCAAGAACTTAGGAGTTATAAATGGCAACAAGTAACGCAGCAACCACATATCTTGAGAATAAGCTGTTGGCTTATATCTTCAAGAATGATTCTGGTTCATTCTCATCACCAGGCGACAGCATCTATGTCGGTCTGGCAACAGCAGTTTCTGACGCGGAAGCTGGCACACTGACAGAAGCCAACTTTGGTGCTTATGCTCGTCAGCAAGTGACCGCAGCAAACTGGACACTGGCAGCTAGTGCAACTGACACACAGACAGTGACTAACGCAGCAAACATTGAGTATTCTGCCTCAACAGGTACGAACAACACAGTGACCCATGCGTTTATTGCTGATGCTGCTTCTTCCGGCAACATTCTGTTTGTGGGTGCGCTGGATGCATCTAAAACCATTGAGACGGGTGATATCTTCCGTATCAATGCAGGGAACCTTACAATCGAGTTGAAGTAATGGCTCTTGTTCTTAAAGACCGTGTAAAAGAAACTTCGACCACTACTGGCACTGGTACATATACGCTTGCCGGTGCAGTCACTGGTTTTGAGAGTTTCGCGCAGATAGGTGATGGCAACACTACCTATTATGCTTGCATTGACGGCACCGACTTTGAGGTCGGCATTGGTACTTATACTGCATCCGGTACGACTTTGGCCCGTACCACTATCTTGCAGTCAAGTAACTCTGACAACGCCGTCAACTGGACAGCAGGGACACGCACCCTTTTCTGCACGTTGCCAGCAGAGAAGGCCGTGTTCAAAGATGCAAGTGACGTTATACAAGGTTTTACAGAACAGGACCCACAGGCTTTAGCTTTTGCAATCGCGTTAGGATAGGTAAATGGCAAACGCATTTAAGACAGTTACAGACACTGCTGTGGGCACAGGTGCAGCTACCATTTACACTTGTCCGGCTTCCACAGAAACAACCATTATCGGCATGAATGTCGCCAACATCTTGAGCGTGTCTATTACGGTGGACATACAGCTTGAGAACGATGACGGCGACAACGTGTATATTTTGAAGGACGCTATCGTGCCTGTGGGTTCCGCCCTTGTGGCAGTAGGTGGTGACCAGAAGATTGTAATGAATGCCTCTGACGTGCTGAAGGTTACAGCATCACAGGCTTCCGCAGCGGATGTGACACTGAGTATTCTGGAGATTACCTGATGCCTCTTAGCACCATTGCTACTAATCAAGTCAAAGACGCGGGTATCAAGAACGAAGATATGTTAGCGAGTACGGCGACCAATCCGTTTCGCTCAAACCACAACGAGATTGACACTGACCTGACGATTGCGTCCACAGAGAACGCGGGTGGGTTTGGCCCGATTACTGTGTCAGCAACAATCACAATCAACGGGGTATTGACCATTGTCTAGCAAGATACTTGTAGATGAGATTGCACCGAAGACCACTGGTGGCGCGGTTAAAGGTGCGTCTAACGTCCTTGAAATGATACCTATGTTGTGCGATGGCGAAAGCTACACTGGCATTAGCGGCACTTACACACCGACAAATGTTACTGCGGCGCAAGACCTTACGACCACCTACACTAACCTAAACGGGTCAGTAATCAGTTACACTCCGCCATCTGGTGCCGTTGCTGTAGTGTATGAATTTGCGATGGTTTACACACGCGGAGACAACCACGCCATTGGTCATTACAAGTTTTTTATTGATGGCACAGAGGTTACAAACGCTAGAAGGCCTACGGGTGTATCGGTAACGCCTGAGCTTCCTTTGATTATGCGGTATATAATACCCATTGGTGGCACAGCAGATAGCGCAACAGGCAGACAGGCTAGTTGGTCTGGCGCAAAAGAGCTTAAAATACAGGGCAGAGAGTATGGCGCAAGCAACGAAGTAAAGTTGTTCAGCACATATTATTGGGATGGTGCTACTTCTGCACAGTTTTGTCAGCCCACACTTACAATCACTGCCATAGGGAGTGCTTACAATGGCTAGTGAAATAGGCGTACAAAAATTAATGCACACCAACGCCACTCAGGCGGCGACTATCAATTCGTCTGGGCAGTTGATTATTGATGACGGTCTTCATGCGTCTGAGGGCGGTGCCGTTAACACGTCTATTGGACAGGGGTTGGCAAAGGCATTTCTGCACTATGATGCCTCTACAAACACTGTTGATGACAGTTTTAACATAAGCACAGTCCGTGATAATAGCACAGGAGATTTTGACATAGTTGTTACTAATAACTATGGAAATGCAACACCGTCACTGATGTTGGCAACTGGTCATCAAAGTTTTATAGGGCATGAACAGAAATCAGAAACAACTTCGTCTGAAACACGAATTTCAACCGACAACAATGTTGGTGCGGCTAGAGATAGAGACCAGACGATGTATGTTGGACACGGAGACCTAGCATGACATCAATTATCAAGGTCGACCAGATAACCCCAAATACTAGCGGCGGTTTTGTTGATATTCCGGCTGTCTTCTCAAGAATACAAGCCGCATCAAATTTTAACGCAACATACAATGCGTGGACAGAAGTGCCTTACGACACGGTGGTGTACGACACACATAGCCTAGCTGACTTATCTAATAATGGTTTCACAATACCTTCTGGTCTTGGTGGTTATTACAATGTGCAGGCTTTTGTTAGAGCAAATGGATGGCTTGCTGATAGATTTATTATACAACTTCATATTGATGGAACTGATGATATTTTCTTTGAAGCCGCTGACCATACAGATACGGCAAGCAAATATGGTTCTCTTCAGCTTAACGGGGTAGTTAGATTGACTGATGGTCAAACTGCAACAATAGAGCTTTATCACTCTTATGGCTCTAGCGGCACACAGTCTGTTTATGGCGGTGCTGTAAACAATTGGTTTCAAATAAGTAGATTGGGGAGTGCATAATGGCATATGTAGGCGCACAACCACAGAAACAACTGATTAAGACCACTAGCCAGACCTTCAACGGCAACGGTTCAACGACCGCGTTCACACTGAACAGGTCAGTGAACACCGAAGAAGAACTGGATGTGATGGTTGACAACGTGCGTCAAGAGCCAGGTTCGAGTGCCGCGTACACAGCAGCCGGAACCACGCTTACGTTTACAGAAGCCCCGCAGACCGGCACCGGTAACATATATGTGGTGTATCGCGGTTTGGCGGAGGTTACGACTCGTCTTGAACATGATGCCAATCAGGCTTTGTCGGCAACGACAGGCACGTTCAGTGGCGCGGTGACAACCAGCAGCACGTCCACGGCTACGAAGTTTACGACTTCTGCTGACAAGACCAAGACAGAACTGTTCCAGATTAACGAGCAGACAATGTCGAATGACGTAACTATACTGGCTACAGAGAACGCTTCAGTGACGGGTCCGCTGACCATTTCAGACGGCAACACTCTGACAGTTAACACGGGTGGTACATTGGTGACGCTATGAGTACGTTAAAGGCAGATACAATCCAGAACACATCTGGCGGTGCGGCTACGCTGACTAAGCAACACGCTCCGAAGCATTGGGTTAATTATGATGCTCGTGGAACTACGACACATGGCAGTTTTAACCAATCTTCTTTGACGGATAATGGGGAAGGAGATTTCACAAGCACTTATACTAACTCTCTGTCTGCAACGGAAGACAAGTGCATTATGCTGACTAGCTGGGATACCCGTACTGACGGGGCAAGCGCAAATGCTGGTAATAGTCGTGCTGGCTCACACGGTTGTCAGGCCGGTGATTCGGTTCAATCAGCATCTTCTATAAATTTTACTATGTTTTATGGTGCAAATGCCAGTAGTGATGGCGCAAGAGAAGACATGGACTCAAATTATTGTATGTCTATGGGAGACCTAGCATGAGTGAGATTATTACAAACAAACTCACTGGCAAGACTGCGGCTGGGAATGTGACGATTACCTCTGAGGGCGGTTCTGCTACGATGCAACTGCAACAGGGGGTGCTAAAAGCATGGACGGCTCTTGCAAGTTCGCTGAACGGTTCTTCTGGTGACAGCTTAAACAACAGCAGCTTTAGTGATGATGGCACAGGAAAGACGACCATAACTATGACCAATCCCATGACCAACACAACAGATTTTTGCGTTAGTCAGGCGGCTACTTATAACTATGCCTATCAGGGCAAGGGCGAATCAACCACGACTTATGCTTTGGATACAGTGGATTATCAAGGCAGTTTTGCTGATGGCACATCTAACGGAATGGTATCGGGAGACCTCGCATAATGGCTGGCAAGATTGTAGCAGATACGCTGGAACACAGCACCGCAGGGTCGGTGACCACGGACTATGTTGTTAATGGTAGTGCGAAGGCGTGGGTAACGCATGACAGCAGTGCTGTAACGACAGATAGTTTCGGAACAAGCAGTGTTTCTGACTTGGGGACAGGTGAATATGGCTTAAATTTTTCAAACACCATGAGCAACGATGACTATGTTGGCAGTGGTTCAAATTTAGGTGCTTTATCAAGTTACGCTTCAGGCTTTACAGGGGATGGTGGGGCAATTACATCATCCAGAATGGATTATAAGATTATAAACTTTAGCACCTTAAACTCTTTAGACCAAACATTTAACAGGGCGGTAGTTCACGGAGACCTAGCATAATGCAGACACCTGAATTTCAAGGCACACATCTCTGGGATAGATTGTGCTGGGCAAAGGAAAACCTAGAGGGTTATCAGTCAGAGTACCGTGTGGTATACGAAGACAGCATTGATGAGTGCGCTAAGATACTTGTGCCTGACCCTAACTGGATGGCGTGTGCATTGCAGGGCGGCATCTTACCACCTGTGTGGGTGTAT